TACGCCGACGTCCTTATAGATACCAAGGTTATACGCTTTTCCTTTATAGAAGCATCGTACTTCGTACCGCTGTTTATCCTTCCTGTAGTGGACGCCCTTAACCATATCGGCATATTCCGGTCCGGTAGGCTCTGTAGGAACGTAGCTTTCCCCGATCGGAAGGTTAATAAGATTTTCCCGCGTAAGGTTTAGGCTGTTTCCGTCCTTAAAAATCGTGTTCTGTCCACGTTCCGGCTTCGCGATAACCCTATGTAAAAGCGGCTGCTTCTGTTCAAAACCAGGAACGCTTACCGGCTTTCCAGCTACCTTGTGGGCTGTCGCTCTTACATAAAGCTGTCCGTTCCTTCTGTGGATAAAAGAAAACCACGTACCAGGCCAGGACTTAACAAGGTCTATGTCTTTCGCGTCCAGCTTTACTTCCACGGAACCGTAACCGACGTTCGGCGGGGCGTCCACAAAAAGCGTGGCTGTTTTTCCGCGTACAATATAATCATTTTTCAAATTAACACTTCCTTTCTTAATACCCTGGTACAGGACACCCTTTAGCCTCCCATTTAGCGTAAGGTTCGTAATCCTCAAAATCCGGTATAATTTTTATTACACTTCTACTTGTACAGTACCGCTGTAAGTGCTGTACTGTTTTAAAATGTATAAGCTGTTCTTTTGTATATCTGGTATGCACATCTTTTAACCATCTACCCCGACTATCAACGAATTTCTGTTTATCGTAAATCATTACGAAAGGCATAAGGCCAAGTTTTCGTAGTTCGTATACCCTATACAAGTCTTCTTCAATCGTAGACCAGTAATTAGTTAAAACATATACGGTAATCCTGTCTGCCTGTTTTAGTTTTGCTTCTACTATTCGATTGAAATACGGTCGTAAATCTTCCCTAGGGTCGTCCCATGCAAAATGATGATCTTTAACCCTTATCTTTTTCATTTTCTCTATTATGTGATCGTTCATATAGCGAACGTCTAAACCGCCATTAAACTCTATTTCTGCCTTACTATCTATTAGCTGATCTAGCAATTCTTCCCGGTCTTTACAACTTAAAATATTCTGGTCAAGCAATATAATCTTTTTCTGTCCCGCCCAAAATTCGGATAGATCACATACTTTTTTAGATATACAGCCGTCTTTTTTTGGCGTAATACAAAATCCATGCTTTATACGTGGACACCCTCTTGTAAGCATACCTACGGCAAAATCATACTGTGGATAAAGTGTATAGTCTGGCATTTGGTGTTCTACAGCATATGGAAGTTTATTATCTAGGTCTACGCCGCTTCCGCCTATGATTACTTCTTTTGCGTTGTCTATCACAGGAAGCTTCGATTCCGTAAAAATCTTTGAAGCATACACACGATCATAAAATTTGTCTTCTTTCCAGAACTCTACGCTATCCCCTTGTTTTTTGTGATAGCTGCTTAATTTCATTAAACACAAGTTAGGAAAGTTATGGCTGTCTACGTCTACCAGACCTACATTCATTCTTCTTTTACCTCACTTCCGCATAATGGACACACACCACCTGCCGCTTCCCAGGCGTCGCGTAACTCCTTTTCCGCTTCTTCCAGTTCCCTTGTGCAAGCTTCCAGCTGCTTACTAAAAGCCCCTACATAAATTCGTTTAGACTTATAAGTACCGCTTACCTTTATAAGTTCTTCCAGCTGCTTCGATCTCTTAGAAACAGCTTCCAGAATTTCCTGTAGCGCTGCTGTGTTCCCCATAGAAGACACTTTATCGCGTAAGCCCTTTTCTTCTACGTTCGCTTCCAGGAAGCGCCTATTTACGTCTTCCAGTGCGTCCAGTTCCTTTAATTCGCTTTCGGCCGTATCCAGCATGAACCTAAGACCTATAGCCTGGTCTAACTTAACGATCTTTGAGGAAACGACTTTTATTATTTCCTGTAGCCTTCCGTACATATACTGGGGACCTACAAGCTTTTCGCATTTCTCTTCACTCTCCACTACACCAGTAAGGGCTTCCTGTACGTCTTCCAGGTTTCTCGTAAGCCGGATAATCTTTAATGGTTCGTCCTGGTCCTTTACGGCTTTCCAGAAGCCTACGTTCAGTTCTTCCAGCTTTTCTATTTTCCCCTGTTCCCGCTGTGCGGTACTAAGAAGCACCGAAGCAACTACCACACCGGCCAGACGTTCCACTTCGTCGAAGAAGGTAATACGTCGTTCTGTGTTCTTCTGGTAGGTATTCATAAGCGCCACCAGTTCCGTATAGCGCCCCTGGTCTTCTTTCAGCTTCGTAAAAGCAGCTTCCGCCGCTGTAAGAAGTGCGTCGTGTTGGTCCAGGTCAAAGTATTCCGTAAGGGATACATCGATTTCCCCTATCTGTTTGTCGGCGTAAGAAATGTCTGTGCGTGTCTGGTGGGTCTTTTTATTTACCTCGCTGATCGACTTATCTACGATTTCTGTACCGGCCAGCTTTCCTAAGACCTTCGCCCCTACGCTTGCGCTTTCTGAAAGCATAAAAGGCGCGTCCAGCTGGAAAGCAAAATTTAAACAGGTTTCAAAGTCACCGTACTGCTGTTTTACCAGTCCCAGGGTTTCCTTAATCTCTGGCGGTATCTCTGCTTTTTCCCACGCTGTAGGAAAAGCGCTGTGTGTATAGGTCGTCTTACCCTTTCTACGGGTCTTCGTGATCGTGATACCGTTATCAAATGTTACGGATACCTTAACCTGGTCTACAGCTTCTTTAACTGACCCGTCCGGGTTACGGATTGTGTGTAAGAACGCTTCCCCGGTCGGCTCATTAAAAGCGAACCACCGAAGCGCTCTTATGATCGCTGTCTTTCCGGCGTCCGACGGTCCGGTAATGACCGTCAGCCCAGGGGAAAGACGAAAGGTACTATTTGTGTGTGACTGGTAGCCTTCTATCGTCACTTCCTGGATTTTCATTACAAAGGTTCCCCCTTCCTTACTTTCTCATTTATAAATTCTATAAGCAGCCACTTAGGTATCTTTATCTTCGGGCCGTCCTGTACATACGGGAAGCCCTCACTATGGATAAGTTCGTAGGTCTGTCGCTGGCCCTTTCCCAGAAAGTCCATTAAGTCGTATGGCGTAAGCATTAAAGGCAGATCGTCCATACTTCTAAATACTTTCGGTTCTCTGGCTTTAGCCATTGTCTACCTCGTCGCCCAGGTGTTCCATTTCTTCTTTTTCTTCTGCCGTAAGCGGCGTATAAAAGACTTCCGGTACCGTACTTCCTACAGCTAAAGCGATAGCTTCCATAGCGGACTTAGACGGCTGCTTATTACCGTTTTCAATGTGGGATAAATGCCCCACGGATAACCCTGTTTTCTCTGACAGGTCTTTGAGTAACAGACCACTAATTAGTCTGTAATACCTTACTTTGTTCATTGCTTTTTTCTCTCCTTTGCCGTTGTCCTTGTGACGGTTTTACTTGTTTATTTGTCTGTGTGACAATTATACAGTGTAAAATACAAGGATACAAATACGACTTGTCTACACGACAATTTTTATAACTTCCGCCGTGTGTCGTCGTTATCCTCTGTTATCCTCTGTTATCCTATGTCACAGAAAAATATTTTTAAACTGTAGTATTGGCGTCACGCGGTACAATTATGGCGTAAGGAAAACCGGATTTCTTCGCCCGTATCACTTCCTTTTCAAGCTTCAAACGGTCATCACTCTTATAGATCACGATACAGCCGTTTTCCACTATCACTACTGCACATTCCACCAGAATACCCCCTTTCAGTTTGTAAAATCGGTATCCAGCACACGCCCACGGACTACAGCACATAACTTAAAGATCGTGTTCCCGTTCGGGTATCTTCCGTCGTATCGCAGTATCCAGGTAATACCGTATACGTCTGTAAAACAGCGCCCTTCTGTAGCAGGGCGGCACCGGCTACCGTCTTTATTGTAATATGCCGCCCAGAAAAGGGTACTAAGTTCATGGTAGATAGCTGCCCGGTGTGGTCGATCAGCGCTATCGTAGTCTTCCCGGTTAATTAAAAGTTCCAGGCGTTCCCGCTGGCGAAGTTCACGGCGTTTAAGTTCGCGGCCGTAGGTCTGCTTCCAGATACGGTAAGCTTCTTCCTTTGTCATTCCCTCGCAATCTTCATAAATTTGTCCTATGATCTGGAACTGATCGTAGGTATCGGGCGTTTCCGGCGCCCGTGTACCTTTTAAAAATTCACTGTAAAGCATTTTCTTACCCCTTTCTATTGTTTCTTAACCCAGTCTAGGAAGTCTGTTTTCGGTATCCGGTAGGAATTACCTAACTTCTTAGTCGGGAACCCTTCGCTTTTTACCAGTTCGTAAGCCTGGCGCTGTCCAATCCCTAAGTAGTCCCGTATGTCGTACACGGTAAGGAAGTTCGGTAGGGCTTCGTCGTTCCCAT